TTTTATAATTACAATGCAATATCCATTAGGTATACCACCAAATTTACGTACAAATATTGATTTTGTATTTATTCTTAGAGAAAATATTGTAGGCAATAGAAAAAGAATTTATGAAAATTATGCTGGTATGTTTCCAACATTTGAAGTATTTTCACAAGTAATGGATCAATGTACAGAAAATTTTGAGTGTTTAGTAATAGATAATACATCTAATAGCAATAAATTAGAAGATTGTGTATTTTGGTATAGAGGAGATACACATGAACATTTTAAATTAGGTTCAAATCAATTCTGGATTAATAATGATTATAATGAAGAATCTGAAGATGAAGATGAAGAGTTTTCTATGGAAAGATTTAAAATTAAAAGAAATAGTACTAAAATTAATGTTAGAAAAAATGATTAATAAATTTTATTATTAATTATTTTTTTTTAAATATAATAAATATTATATTTTATTAAAAATTAAATGTTTATGAATAAAAATATAGAATTGATTATAATATATATTATAATTGCAGTTTTTTTATACTTAAATAAATATAGATGTCCTTGTAATACAAGTGATGATAAAAAAAGTATATTATGTTATAGATATGAGATATATGGTGTTCAACTAAATCATATCATATTATATATATTTTTAGGTTTCTTCTATAGTGAATATTTCATATCATTACAATTAATTGGAATATTATGGGAATTATTTGAAATATATCTAGATAAAAATGAAGATATAGCATTTAAATTTGGAGGTTGCTTAAAAATTGATAAGTATAATATTAGCAATTTAGTAGGTAAAGGGGAATTAAAATATTTAAATCCAATAGATAAATATTTTAATATAAAAAATTCAAAAATACATACATGGCATGGATCAATTGCAGAAATATTTGCAAATATATTTGGATTTATTATAGGTTATTATTTATATTTAATAAAAAATAAATATTTTTAATTATTCTTCTAGTTTTTCGTCTGGTTCTATTAATCTTTGATTAGCAGTCCATTTATTTTGTTCTTTATCAAATAAATTACTAAATTTAGAACTGAATTCATTTGAAAAAATTTGTTCGTCATAATAAGATCTAGGTATGAATCTATATTCTACTTTGACTTCTTTTTTTAATGTATTTATTTTTTCTTCATAAATACCATGTATAACTAAAATAATTCCAAAGAAAAGAGTAAGTAATATTAAAAGTTTCATTATTATTATTATTTATAGATATTTATTTTATTTTCTTTTTTATTTATAATTCTTTTCTATCTAACCATGGGTCTTTTCCTTCAAAAACTTTTTCAGAGCTAGCACCTTTTTGATTATAGTTTTCTGTTACACTATTATCTTCACCAATTCCGGTATTAGACATTACAGATGTTGAATGTTTATTTATATCATGTTCTAATTTTTTTACATCATTTACAACTTCTTTAATATCATCAACATCATTTACAACATCTTTTAAACCTTCTACAACATTACCAGTTTTAATATCTGTAACAGTTTTCTCTACATCTTCACCTGTTTTTACAACATCTTTTATAGTTTCTTTAACACCATCTAATACAACATTTTCAGTAGTTTCTAATTCAGTATTTTCAAGTAAAGTATTAGATAATTTATTTTTTTCTTTTTGTAATTCAAGCATTTCATTCTTTCTTTCTTCAAATACTTCATCTTTATGTTGTTGATTTTCACGATATTTCTTCATTAATGTATTTAATTTATCTTCTGAATAATGCTGATCTTGAATATCATTTGGATTTGGATCCCATGGACACCAACAACCTACTTGTGCAATATAAATATTATGATTCTTATCCTTTCTTTTTAATACTTCACTTCTTATTTGTGCCTCTTTCATAGTATTATATGAACCTCTAACTTTAATACCTCTAATATTAGTTTGAAAATCTACAGTTTCACTAAATTCTTTATCTAATTCTTCCGATTTATCATCCATAAAATATTTATATTCCTCTTGCATATGTTTATCATTAAACAGAAATCTATATCTATCAGCAATTGATTTAAACGCATCTTTTTCATCCGGATATTTAATAGAAAGACTCTCAAACATTTCACGAATTTCTTTAGAAAAATGTTCTGTAAATTTTGTAAATGTAAAAACATCTTTATTATCTAGAATCTTTTCTGGTGATAAAAATGATAAACATACATATTCTTGACCTCGTATAGATGCATCTTCTTCTAAATAATCCATTTCACTAACTTTTACAATATTATTAGACATTTTAATAAAAATATTTATATATTCTTAAATAATTTTATATTAATTTAATTAAAAATTATTATTAAATTAATTTAAAGTAAAATTTTTTCTCTTATTATATTATAAAAATGAACGGATTAGATGTACGTGAAGTTGTATCTAGAATGCTTAAATATTTTGTAGAAGGTCTTGTTGTTGCTGTAGCTGCTTATGTAATGCCAGGCAAAGTTATGAAAGTTGTTGATGTTGTATGCATTGGTCTTGTTGCTGCTGCTACATTCTCGCTACTTGATCTTTTTGCTCCATCGGTTAGTGGATCGGCACGTCAAGGTGCTGGTTTCGGTGTTGGTGCTGGCTTAGTTGGCTGGCCAGCCGGCGGACTTGCATAAATATTTTAAATTTTAATTAAATTAAAATTTTATAATAATAATTTTTTTCTAAAATTTAAATAATTAAAATTTATATACTTCTTATAAATTGCCATCCTAATTCATTACATATTTTCTTCCAAGTTTGTTCTTGTTGATGCAATTTTTCTCTAGATTTTAATAGTGGAAAATATTCTAAATATTTATCTTCACCTAAAAGTTCTAGAAATTTATGTAAAACATATGAATAACTTAAAAAGTTTTTGCGATTTTGTGGAGAATGTTTTAGAAATGGAACCTGTATCTCTTTGAACATATTTCTTAATTTTTCTTCTAATTCCGGTCTCAATTGAGGATTAATTTTACCTGTAATTCTATTAAGAATATAAGGTATATGTTCATAGTATTTATTAATTTTTATCTTTTTTAATATAGATTTTATCTTATCATAATCTAGAGTAGCCATATTATCAATCTTATTTTTCTTTAATTCTAGATATATCTTATCGAATACTTCTTCTGGTATTTCAGTTGTTTCTTTACCCTGTGTTTGGTTTATCCATTCATTGCGGTAATCCTATAACTTTCATTATAGGCCGGACTGTACCTTAAGCTCTCTCAGTTTGATTAATACTTCATCGAGAACCGACATCCGTTCAGTCTCTGACACCGTATCATATCCTATCATAGCGGACTTAGATACTGATAAGCGGATTATCCAATTCTTAACATTTTTACTATTGTGTACGGCAATTAACCGTGTTCCTTCATAAAGTTTCCAATATAAAGTAGTAGGTAAGACTCTAAGGAAGTTCCCGCTACGAGATGTCTTGCATTAATATTTAATATATTAATACTAGGAAGTTACACACTTTTAATGCTTCCTGTTTCACTCCAATGTCGAAGTGATTAATTCTATTATAACTGAAATAACTTATTTCTTTAGGAGGATCTCTATAACTTGGTCTTTCATTATCTGTTATTATGAATTCTATTGTATTACATTCATTACAATAGAATATTCCATCGTTTGATAATTCACTTATATTATGTGATTTACAATAATTACAAATATCATCAACACTATCTAAATTATTATTAATATAGTTTTTATCTGTTGTTGATAAATAATTTTCTAATAATTCAGAACGATTACTCGAATCATCATTATCTTTTCTAGGAGAATTATCTTTAATTTTATTAGGATTAAAAAAATCAACTATTTTTTTTACATTTGGATTATTTGAATTATCTGTAGTATTTTCTATAGAATCATAATAATTAAATAATATATCTGATGTATTAGTTAAATATTCTATTTCTTTTTTTTTAGAATTAATAGAATTAATAGTATTAATAATGTGTTTTTTCTTAGAATTTAATTCATATATAGTATTTAATTTATCTGATTTATCTAATATATTATTAGAATCTGAAATATTAGAATCAGAAGTATTAGAATTAATAATATTAGAATCTTTATTATTTTGGTTAGTATTATTTTTAGAATTATTGATTTTTTTTATTTTTTTTTCAATAATTTTTAATTCTCTTTCTAATTTATTTAAGTTGTTATATTCTTTACTAAATTGATCTAATTGTTTTTCATGACATACATCAAGCGTGTGTGTTGTTTTTTCGTAGTTGCATCTTCGTTTATTTTTCTTTGGTTTATTTTTAGTATTAATCATAACATTTTATAGAGTTTTATCTATAATAATTCTTTATATCAATTAATTTTAAGTTTAATTTATTATAAATTATTTTCTTTGTATATAGTATAAAAAAAATGGGAGGAGGATTAATGCAACTCGTTGCCTATGGCGCTCAAGACATTTACCTTACAGGTAACCCACAAATTACTTTCTTCAAAGTTGTCTACCGCAGACACACCAACTTCGCTATGGAGTCGGTCGACCAAACCCTCAATGGTAGTGTTGGTGCTGGAAACAAACAAACAGCTACCATATCCAGAAATGGTGATCTTGTAGGACGCATGTACCTTGAATTAACTGTTGGCGCGACTGATGGTGATATGAACGTCGGTCATAATGTTATTGATAATGTTGAAGTTCAAATTGGAGGACAACAAATTGATAAACAATATGGCCACTGGATGGAAGCTTGGGCTGAACTTACTGAACCTAACTCGGCTGGCTTAGTAGGTGATATGGCAACCGCTGGTTCTGGTACAAGATTCCAAAACCTTACTGGTGCTGGTGGTTGTGTTGGACATACTACACAAACTTGCCGTGTTCCTCTTCAATTCTGGTTCAACCGCAACCCCGGCCTTGCTCTTCCACTTATTGCTCTCCAATACCACGAAGTTAAAGTTATGATTACATATGCTGGTTCAACTACTGGATTATCACCATCCGCGCCACAGCTTTGGGCTGACTACATCTATCTTGATACTGATGAGCGCAGACGCTTCGCCCAGGTATCGCATGAATACTTAATTGAACAAGTTCAACACACAACCGGTTCGACTGCTTCTATTGATCTTAACTTCAACCACCCAGTTAAAGAGCTTGTATGGACTACTGCTGTAGTTGCTGCTGATGGATCTAGAGGAGATATAACTGATGGAAATACTAAATTAGTATTAAATGGACACGATCGCTTTGCTGAAAGACCTCGTGAATACTTCACACAAACACAAGTATGGCAACACCACACCGGTACACCTGTTGTTTCCGCAACCGGCACAGCAACTGGTACAGGTAAAGCTTCTACAACTGAAGTTGCTGTTTACTCGTTTGCTCTCAAACCTGAAGAACACCAACCATCCGGTACATGCAACTTCTCGAGAATCGATAATGCCCAACTTAAGATTGCTGGAAATTCAGCTGATGTTAATGTATACGCTGTTAACTACAACGTACTCCGCGTCATGTCGGGTATGGGTGGTCTCGCTTACTCCAACTAAGCAAGAGAAAATCTCTCTTACTTCTACTAGAATAATTTATAAAACTTATAGAATTCTTTTTAAATTTATAATAAATTTAAGTTTATTATAAAATTTTTTTCTTATTATATATTATAAAACAAAATGGGAGGAGGATTAATGCAACTCGTTGCCTATGGCGCCCAAGATATTTACCTTACTGGTAATCCCCAAATTACTTTCTTCAAAGTTGTCTACCGCAGACACACCAACTTCGCTATGGAGTCGGTTGACCAAACTCTTAATGGATCTGCTGCTCTTGGAAACAAAGTCACCGCGACTGTTTCTAGAAATGGTGATCTTGTTGGAAGAATGTACTTAGAAATTCCTGTAACTTTAGAAGGTACTATAGGTTCTACCCCATTTACAGGTGTAAACCCTGGACACACTGTAATTAATGAAGTAGAAGTTCAAATTGGAGGTCAACAAATTGATAAACAATGGGGACACTGGATGGAAGTATGGGCCGAACTTACTGAACCAAATGATGCTGGAAGCATGGGTCTTACATCAGGAGGTGGTACAAGATTCCAAAATATGGCTCTAGCAGGTGGTGTTGTACAAAAAACAGCTGCTGTAGGGGATGATACACAAGATGTAACTGCTACTTGCCGTGTTCCTCTTCAATTCTGGTTCAATCGCAATCCTGGACTTGCTTTACCACTAATTGCTCTTCAATATCACGAAGTTAAAGTAATGGTAACTTTTGCTTCTTCTGTTCCAGGATTAAGTGGAATTGGTCAAACACAACTTTGGGCTGATTACATCTACCTTGACACTGATGAACGTAGACGTTTTGCCCAAGTATCTCATGAATACTTAATTGAACAAGTTCAACATACAAGTGGTTCTGATTCTTCTCTTGATCTTAACTTTAATCATCCAGTAAAAGAACTTGTATGGACTGGTGCTTATACTGCAACATCTGGTGTAAGAGCTGCCTTTAATTCAAATTCTAAATTTAAACTTGTTCTTAATGGACATGATCGCTTTGCTGAAAGACCCCTTCAATACTTCACACAAACTCAAGTATGGCAACATCACACAGGTACCCCTGTCCAATGTGATAATCATTCATTAACTGTTAGTGATCCTCAAGTAGACGCCGATCAAAATGCTAATGTAGCTTCAACTGGTAAAGCATCTGTTGATGAAATTGCTGTTTACTCGTTTGCTCTCAAACCCGAAGAACACCAACCATCTGGTACATGCAACTTCTCGAGAATTGACAACGCTCAACTTAAAAACTCTGGAACTGCGAATGCTAATGCAAATGTATACGCCGTCAACTACAACGTACTCCGCGTAATGTCGGGTATGGGTGGTCTTGCTTACTCCAACTAGATTAATCAAGAGTATCTCGCTTACTCCAACTAAGTAAGATAAAATCTCTCTTAAAATTAACAAACCTTATAAACTTATTTTTAGACTTATAATAATCTTAAAATTATTATAGATTTATTTTCTTTTTATAATATAAAACAATGGGAGGAGGATTAATGCAACTCGTCGCCTATGGCGCCCAAGATATTTACCTTACTGGTAATCCCCAAATTACTTTCTTCAAAGTTGTCTACCGTAGACACACTAACTTTGCTATGGAAGCTGTTCAACAAACACTTAGTGGAACACCTGATTTCGGTAATAAAGTAACTGCCACTATTTCTAGAAATGGTGATCTTGTTGGAAGAATGTATGTTGAATGTGATCCATCTGATGTATTAAAAAATGCTACATTCGCACCAAATCCTTTACATCAACTTCTTAAAGAAATGACTGTTGAAATTGGTGGTCAACAAATTGATAAACACTATGGACACTGGCTTAATGTATGGACTGAACTCACAGAACCAACTAATGTTTCAATTTTAGATAATACTGGTAGATACTCTGCAGCTGTTACTACTAGAGGAGCGGATGAAGAAGCTCGTGTTCCACCTACACCTTATCAAAGAATGGCGTTTGGTGTTAAATCTGATGGAGCTACTGCACCTGTTGAAAAAAGAGCAGCTGTTCCTCTTCAGTTCTGGTTCTGTAGAAATGTTGGTCTTGCTCTTCCACTTATTGCTCTCCAATACCACGAAGTTAAAGTATCGATTACATTTGATACAAATGCTAATGTAGCATCTGGTTCAGGGTCTCTTTCATCTGTTCAACTTTGGGCTGACTACATCTACCTTGATACTGATGAACGTAGACGTTTTGCCCAAGTATCTCACGAATACTTAATTGAACAACTTCAATATCAGTCATCTGGTCCAGCATCATCTCACAAACTTAACTTTAACCATCCAGTTAAAGAATTAGTATGGTGTGGTCAAAGATCTGGAAATGCTGGTGTTCATGGAGGTACAGCGACTCCTATGAGATTAGCTTTACATTCTGACCCAGCAACAAAAATTCGTGATACAAATGATACAGTTACACTTAAATTAAATGGTCATGATCGCTTTGCTGCTAGACATGATACATACTTCACACGCACACAGCCATGGCAACATCACTCTAATCCGGGTGGAGGACCTCACGCGGATGCTATTTCTGTTTATTCGTTTGCTCTTAAACCTGAAGAACATCAACCATCTGGTACATGCAATTTCTCTAGAATTGATAATGCTCAATTAGTATTCTCTAATAAGGTATGTGGAGGTGATCCTCAAGCTGGTCTTCATATCTACGCTGTCAACTATAATGTACTCCGTGTTATGTCAGGTATGGGTGGTTTAGCTTACTCTAACTAGATTACTAAAAAAAATTTTCATTTTAAATTAACTAATTATTATTTTTTTATTAAAAATATATAACAAGTTTAAATATAATTAATTATTTTTCTAATAATATTATAATAGTATAAATAAATGGGAGGTGGTCTAATGCAACTCGTTGCCTATGGTGCTCAAGACATATATATTACTGGAAATCCTCAAATTACTTTTTTTAAAATAGTATATAGAAGACATACAAATTTTGCGATGGAATCTGTACAACAATCATTAACAGGTAATAATGTATCTAGTACAACATCTAAAAAAGAATGTTCTTCAATAATTTCAAGAAATGGAGATTTAATAACAAATTTGTATATTACTACAACAACACCGGGTGTTATAAATGGTGATTCAATAATTGATGAAGCAATGATTGAAATTGGTGGTCAAAAAATTGATAAACATTATAAAGAATGGATGCAAATATGGGCTGAATTAACAACACCTGAATCAAAAGCTCTTGCTTATAAAAATATGACTGGTTGTTTTTCACATAATTTAAATAAACTAAATCAAGTAATATCACAAGGTAATAATATGATACAAATACCTTTAATATTTTGGTTTTGTAGAAATCCTGGATTAGCATTACCATTAATTGCTCTACAATATCATGAAGTTAAAATTAAATTCACATTAGGTTTAAGTTCAGATATTGGAACTGATACCGAAATAAAACTATTTGTTGATTATATATATCTAGATACTGATGAAAGAAGGCGTTTTGCTCAAGTATCACATGAATATTTAATTGAACAATTACAAAGAATTGAATCTGATAATTCTGATTCTCATAATTTAAATTTAAATCATCCAGTTAAAGAATTAATATGGACTACTCAATTAACAAATCAATATGGAACTGCTAAATTACAATTAAATGGACATGATCGTTTTACAGAACAAGAAGAAGAATATTTTCAATTAAGACAACCATATGATTATCATACATCTGTTCCAGGAACAAATATAGATCTACAAGAAAGACCTCAAATTCAATTCTATAATTCAACAACAGATAATGTATTAAAAACTATAACAACTATAAAAAATACTGGAAATTTAAGTAATACAACTAATACTATTTTAATAACAAGTACAAATCTTATATTTAATACAGGTACAGACCCTCAATTTAAAATAGGTGATATTATTTTAGTTACATCACAATTAAGTGGTAGAATAATTACACAATTATTTACTATTATTGGAGGTTCTGATGGTAATTATAATATTAATAGTTCTACAAATTCAGCTGACTATATACCATCAAATGATTCAAATGGTAGTATTAGATTATTAGCACGAATACAAGATCCAATACCACGATGTTGTAATTTAAAAAAAAGAATTAATGTATATTCATTTGCATTACAGCCAGAAGAACATCAGCCATCAGGAACTTGCAATTTTTCTAGAATTGATAATGCTAAATTAATATTTAATTCTAATGCTGGTACTACCACAGATGATAATGTTAATATATATGCAACTAATTATAATGTGTTAAGAATAATGAGTGGTATGGGTGGTTTAGCATATTCAAATTAATTATATTTAATTTTCATATAAAAATAATAAATTATACTCTAGTCCAAACATTTACTTGAAATTTACCAGAACCTACTTCAAGTGGATCTACATTTCTATATTCTTTTGATTTATATAAAAATCTTAAAATATATTTTTTATTAATTAATTTATCATTAATTTTAGTTTTAGATCTAATTTTCTTTAAAGATAATGGTTGATTAAAATCTAATTCATTTAACTTACTTTTAACTATGTCTTTACTTAATTCTTTCTTCATTATCACTATATAAATATATAAATTATTTTTTAAATAATTTTTATAAATGATATAAAATTATTACTAATAATAATTATAAAATGGATCAAAAGAAGATTAATGATAAACGAAAAAAAATTATATTTTGCTTACCTGGAAAAACATATTCTAATGAATTTTTATTATCTTGGAGTGATTTAATTTTATGGTGTAGTAAAAATGGTTATGATTTTACTGTATCTCAAAATTATTCAAGTGTTGTACATTTTGCTAGAACATTATGTTTATGTGGTGATAATAAAAGAGGTAAATTTCAAAAACCATTTGATAATAAAGAAGCGTATGATTATATTATGTGGATTGATAGTGATATTATATTTAAAGCGGAAGATTTTAAAAAACTTCTACAATCAGAACATGATATTACATCTGGAATATATAAAATGCAAGATAATATTCATTATCCTGTAGTTATAGATTGGGATACAACTTATCTAAAAAATAATGGTAATTTTGAATTTTTAAATGATAAAAAAATAGAAGAACTTAAATCAAATAATAAATTAGTTAATAATAGATATTTAAATGTTGAATATACAGGAATGGGATGGATGTTAATTAAAAAAGATGTAATTGAACAATTAAAATATCCTTGGTTTTATCATGAATTATATGAAGTTGATAATTTTATAGAGATGTTAAGTGAAGATGTTTCATTTTGTAAAAACTTAAAAAAAGCTGGTTTTGATATTTATGTAGATTTAGATATTAGAGTAGGTCACTATAAAAATTTTATTATTTAGTGTTATAAAAAATATTTTAGTTTAATTAAATATTGTAAAAAAATTATAAAAACGATATTAATTTATTTTTACGGTTTATTATTATTTTTCTATTATATCTTATTGATTATTAAATTTACATATTTATAAGATTCGGATTAGTATGTGATATAACATAATTATTAGCATTTATATCATTCACTAAATTTTGTAGTTGTTTTTCATTCATTTCATCATATTCTTTTAGTTCTTTAATTTGTAAATAAACATGAACACTTACAACAACTAATAATACAATAACTATTAAATTTATAATAGGTAATACACTACTCATTTTTATTATTTAAGATAAATTAATTTATTTTAAAAAATTCTTTTTTTAATTCAATATAGTTATTTTTTTTTATATTTTTTGTTTCTTCTATTTTTTCATTATTTTTATTATAATTTTCATATTTTTTAATTATTTCAATAGCTCTATTATATTCATCTTTTGTTATTTTTTCTTCTTTTAATACTTCAGGTAAAATATAAAAATTAGAATTTTCATTAAATAAACCATTTGAAAATATAATAAATACTCCTGTTAAAATTAATGATGTTATAATATTTCTTGTACCTATAAAAAATATACTAAATATAGTAAATCTTCTTATAATAGTTAATTTAAGTAAATTTTCTGTACTTTTACTAATATCTACTATTAAATATTTGCTTCCTAAATTTAACATTAATAAAGCAATACCAGCTAAATATTTATTTCCATTATAATTATTTAATTGTTCTAAGTAATTCATATTTATTTATTACAATATAAACTTTTTATTGAATTTAAAAAATTTAATTTTTAATTATCTTTCATAAATAGTATATTATCAAATTCTAAAAATATTAAAAATATAAAATATAATATTCCATATGTTAAATTATAATTAGTTATTACTATTAGTAGTATTAATAATAATATTTTAAATATATATTGTTCATTTAATTCTAATAATATATTTGGGTATATTATTTTAAAATCTAAAGAATATCTAATTATTAAATATAATATTAAAATTAATAATAAATTATTAAATATACTTCTATAATTTAATTTAGTTAAATTAAATATTTTCATATTTAATTAATTAAAATAAAATTTAATAAATTTTAAAATACATATAATTTTTCATTTACTCTTTTTTCCTTCATAATCATACCAAGTTGTACGAATTGTTCTAAAATAAATATTAATAATATTCCACTAATTAAATATAAACCAAAATCTAAATAATTTTGGTCTTGTTCATATTTTCTTAATCTTTCTAGTTCTACTTCATTATTTAATAGCATCATATTTGGTCTTCCTAAGGTATCAGTTTTTATTTCTCTATTTATTATTGGTTTTTTGTATAATTTATCTTGTTCATCATTATCTTCTTCATCTTTTACATAATTCATTAAATTATTACCATCAGTTTGTTCTAATGGTTTAAATTCATGGCTTTTATAAAGTTTATCAAAATAATCTAATTCATCTTCTTCATCAATATATAATTTATGTTTTTCTTTTGCTAATCTATTATTTTCAATATACATATTTTTTTGACCGGTTAATTCAGGAGCATAATCATTAACACTATACCCAGCATAATTATTAATAATATCATTTGAATTAATTTTACTTAAATCTTCTTCTGTATTTTTATTATATCTTCTATTATAATAATTACAAGATGAAGTTTCTGCTGATTGTTCTTTTATTTTTTTAATTTTTTTCTTTTTCTTTTTATTAAAGTCTGAACCAAAAACTTCATCTAAATTTCCATAACTAACATTAACAATAGTCATTATTATTAATAATAAATAATATAAAAAAATTTCAAAATTATACTCTTTATTTATTTACTTATGTTAAATCTAATACAAATTTACCCTTACTATTATATTTTTTTATTGTATTTTTGAATGGATGCTCTATATTTTCATCTTCTTCTTTATAATAGTCTATTATATCTCTTTGATAATTATTATTAAATTGTTCTGTTTTTTGATTTTCTTCTTTTTGTATTTGTAATTGTTTTAATTGAAGTTTCTTAAAATGTTCAGGAGGTTTAACATTATTTTTTGTATTATTATATTTATTAAAATCACCTGGTTTATTATTAATATAAAAATTATCATTTATTAAATTATTATTTAGAGTAGAGTAAGCATAGTAATTATAAGTTGGAATATTATTTGGATCATATGTTAACATAGGTTTAAATATAGAATTATTGTATTGTGTTGTGATTGGGGGTGCTAATTTTTCTTGATGACTAAAATCAATATTACTTTCTTTTTTTGGTGTGTAGTAATTTCTTGGATCATAAACTTGATTATTTATATTATTCTTTTTTTCTTCTAATTGTTTTAAATTATTATTAATATTTACTTTTTGTTTTTTATAATCTCTTATTTCTCTGGGATCCCAAGATATATATAATATTTTTGGAAAATAATATTTAACTAAAAATCCATTACTTCTTAATTGCTTCATTATATATGCTATACACATATTAAGGTCGTAAGTAGGTAAACCAAAAACAACTTCTGGTATTTCATATACTAGTTTATATTTTTCTTTTTCAGCACTTCTTTTTATTTTATCATGTATCTTATATAAAACTTCATTATAACTTATATTCTTTTTTTCCTTCTTTTCATTAATATCTCTGTACAAATCATAAATATTTAATTTATTTGGTGTAGTATTCATTATTAGTTCAAAAATATATTTTAATATTATTTAATATAATTAATTTAGGTATTATAATGTATACAAATTTAGTATTAAGTGGAGGTGCCTTAAGAGCCATTGCTATTCTTGGAGCAATTAAATATTTAGAACAATTAAACTTAATTAAAAATATTAAAGAATATGTTGGTACATCTGCTGGATCTATTATTTCTTTTTTAATTATTATTGGATATACTTCTAATCAAATTATAGATTTATTTAAAAATAATATTGATTTTGTAACTAATTTTAATTTTGATTTAACTAATATAACTAATATATTAGAAGATTATGGTATAGATGATTGTAATAGAAACAAACAAATATTAGAAGATTTTTTATTAAAAAAAATAAATAAAAAAACTATTACATTTTTAGAATTAACTAAAAAATATGGTATTAATTTTATTGTTACTGGATCTAATTTAACAACACGACAAGTAGATTATTTTAATGTAAATAATACACCTAATATGAATATTATAGATGCTTTATTGATATCTTCATGTATACCATTAGTTTATAAACCAATAACTTATAATGATTATTTATATGTAGATGGTGGTATCTATAGTAATTTACCTTTAACATATTTTAAAAATAATAGTAATGAAACATTAGGTATATATGTTCAAACTTATTATTCAAATAAAAATGAAAACTTCTTTAATTACTTTACAAATATTATATCATCTGTTATGGATAAATTATCTTATGATGAAATACTTAACAATAAGTATAATGTTTGTTTAATATTTTATAATGAATCAAGAAGTAATGATGTAAATTTTAATATTGATGATTTTAGTTTAAATGTAAATAAAGATGTTTTTTATAAGTATTATAATTATGGATTTAAACAATTTAAAAAATTTTATGATAATTTAATAGAAAAAAAAAATATTGAAATAAATAATTTAATAAAAAATTAAATATAATTAAAAATATTGAAATAAATAATTTAATAAAAAATTAAATATAATTAAAAATATTGAAATAAATAATTTAATAAAAAATTAAATATAATTAAAAATATTGAAATAAATAATTTAATAAAAAATTAAATATAATTAAAAATATTGAAATAAATAATTTAATAAAAAATTAAATATAATTAAATTTATTATATAAAACTTATAAAAATTTATATATTAACTATAACTTTAATTCAGTATCTATAAAAATTTTAATACTTTTAACATCTCTATCTCCGTCATATTCTTTTGTAGTACCATCCTCAAATTTAAGTAATAATGTAGGAAATTGTTTTACATTATATTCTTTAAATATTTTAGTATCTTTATCACTATCATAATTTTGTAATATAATTTTATTTTTATATTTAGGCTTATCCATTTCTTTTACTAATTTTTTCCATGTTGGTTTAAAATCTTTGCAATGACCACACCATTCTGCAGAAAAAAACATTAACTCAGCAACACCTTCTTCAAAAGTTTCAATATTTTTACTTGAATGTTCTCTATATAAATATACAATTAGAACTACAACTAATAAACCTAAAATTTTCATTTTATTTTTTTTTAATAATTTAAGCATTTTTAAATTATTAAAATATAAAAAATAAAACAATAATAAATAAATTTAATTATATTTGATATATGTGTTTATTATTACTTAATGTATCTAAATTAAAATAGTCTTTAAAAAAAAAATTATTTGGAATTATAGGAGTTTCAATAAATATAATTACATTTACATTATATAATTCATATTTTAAACTTCTATTATTTCTTAAATTTTCTAAATCAATACTATTAATTATTAATATTCTTGATTTATGATTTATAAATTTATCATTATCATTCATAGTACATACTGGGTATAATTTATTACTTAATTCTTTTTGTAAATTATCAATTAAATCATATTTTGTTATAAAAATAGCTTTATTAATATTTATATTTTCATAAATATTATCAATACTATTAATAATTGTGTCTAACATTTTAATATTATATATTACTTAAAATTAAATATATATATAATTAATATATAGATATTTTTAAATTAATTAAAAAATGATATATGATATTAATTTTTTTATAGAAGTAAAAAATAATATTTCTGATGAACATATAACTTCTAGCTTACAAGATAAAATAACTAAATTATTTTCTTCATTTGAGTGTTTTAATGAAAATAAATATAATTCAAAATATAATACAAATTCAAATAAATATAATAATAATTCTAAATTTAAAAGTCAAAAAAATAAATATAAAAAATATTATAATATTGAAAAAAAAAATCCTCGAAGAATTAAAAATAAAACTGATATAGATATTATTTTAAGTTATTTAAATAAAATTACTATTAGTAATTATAACGATTTATCAATAAAAATTTGTGATAATATATCTGATGATAATTATGAAAAAATAATTAATAAATTATTTGAAATATCATTTAAACAATCTACATATACTGAACTTTATATTAATTTATACAAAAAAATACTTTTAGATATTACTGATAATTCTTTAAATAATAAAATTATCACTACTATTATTAATAATTGTAATAATATTATTAATAATCAATCAAATGATTTAGATTTATTAAATGAACATGTTAATAAAGTTAAATTAGATTATGATGATTTTTGTAAGATTAATAAAAACTCAAAGTATCTTAAAGGAAAAATTAATATTATTTGTAATCTAATAAAAAATGAAATAATTAACTTAGATAAAAAATTACTAATAGATAAATTATTTAAATATAAAAATTATAATAATGAAATATTTTTAGTATTATTACAAATTATTAATAATATAATTGGATTAGATCAAAATATTATTAATGAATTAAATGATTATATTAATACTACTAATTTTAAAGGTAAAATGATGATAAAATTTAAATTACAAGATATAATAGATAATAAATGTATCAAAGATTTTTAATAAGAAAATAAAAATTGAATTATTTTTATTAATTATAAATTAAATTTATAATAGTAAATATGACTGATTTAAAAGCAGGTATACTTAAAGAACTTACTAAACTAGCAAATGATAAAAAAGCAAAAAAGGAAACATTTCGTTACCGGGCTTATACTAAAGTAATTCAAGCTATTAAAGAGTATAATGAAGAAATAACATCTATTGATGATTTAGATAAAATATCAGGATTAGCAAAAGGAAGCATTAGAACAAAAATAGAAGAGTTTATTAAAACAGGAGAAATACAACAAGTTAAAGCAATAACTGATGATAGTAAAATTATGGATGGTTTATCAAATATATATGGTATTGGTCCAAGTAAAGCAAATGAATTAGTTAATAAAAATAAAATATCATCAATTGAAGATTTAAAGATAAAATTAGAAAATGATGAAACTCTTTTAAATGATAAACAAAAGATAGGATTAAAGTATTATGAAGATTTATTAAAAAGAATTCCAAGAAAAGAAATGGAAAAACATGATTCTTTTATAACTGATTTTATAAAAGGTGTAGATAAAAATAATGATTTAATATATGAAGTAGTAGGATCATATAGAAGAAATGCCAAAAACAGTGGTGATATAGATGTTTTATGTACAACAAAAAATAAGGATACTAAATTATTTAATAACATTATAGAGAAATTAGAAGAAGATAAGTATGTTATAGAAACATTAGCAAAAGGTGAAAAGAAATTCATGGGTATATCAAAATTACCTCGCCATAAAACACATAGAAGGCTTGATATGATTTATACTGATTATAGCAATTATGCTTTCACTCTATTATATTTTACAGGAAGTGGTCAATTTAATGTAGAAATGAGAAATCATGCATTATCATTAGGATATTCATTAAGTGAATATGGTTTAAAAAAAAATGGTAAATTTGTAGATAATAAAGGAAAATCATTTGAAACAGAACAAGATATTTTAAAGTTTTTAGGAATTAAATATATTAAACCAGAAGATAGAAAAGCTGGTATAATTAAGGATAATTTAATTATTAAGTAATAAATAATCTCCACCAAATGAACTAGAAACACCAGTTGTATAATTTGTAAATCTTTCAGTTGTATTTTTATATTTTTCTTTTAAGTCATCATCATTATTTTCTTGTACTACTTTTTTTTTATTACCATTTTTAGATCTATTTTTAGATCCATTTTTAGATCTATTTTTAGTTCTATTTTTAGTTCCATTTTGGTGTATTTCTTCTACATCATCGTCTTCTTCATCATTTTCTTCATTAGTATCATTTTCTTCATCAGTATCATTTTCAACAAATTTTTCTACTAAATTTTCTAATGTAGATGTAACTTTATTTAATTTATCAACAGCTTCCTCTAATTTATCCTCTTTTTGTTGGAAACCATCTTTTTGTATTTCATCTTCATTTTTAATGAGTTTATTATTAATAACTAATACAAGTCCATATAATAATACAGCAAGTATAATATACTTTAAATAACTAACATTTAACCCTAACATTTTATTTTAAATAATATAATATTTTATTATTAAAAACTTATAAATTATTTATTAATTAAAATAAATGTTAAATATATGCAAATATGAAAATTGTGATGTTACAAATATTATAATGAAATATTTAGAACCTTTAATGCAACTTTGCTCAGCTATAATGGAAGATTATAATATGCAAATGAAAACAACAAAATGCTTAAATACTGCGGTAATGCTTACAAATATATTAGGAGGTTCTAAAAAACTAAAAACTGTGGAATATTGTGAAGTTAGTAAAATAAATAGTAGATATGAAAAAAAGAAAAATAAATTACAACATAAGTTAAATATATTTAATGAATTAAAAAAAGATTTAACAAAAAATAATACAAAAAAAAGATATTTTTATTATATTTTAATGACCAATAATTATATGGAAAAATCAGATTTAATAAATGATTCTTTAGAAAATTCACAACATTTTCCCGGACATGTATTTATTATTGATAAATTTCCTTCATGTAATAATAATCAACCTAAATATAATATATATCAATCATATATTAATCAATATGATCTTAAAGGACATTATAAAAAAAATAAAAATTCAATGAATTTAAAAAATAATGATATTAGTTTTGTATTAAATGGAATATTTAATATAATATCTAACTCTGTATGGAATAATGATGCAATTAAATTTTGGGAAGATTTTACTTTTGTAAATACTAATAATTTATTAAATTATAAAACAGATAGAATTAATTTATGTTATTCAAAAATATCTATTGATGATTGTTATAAAGAATTTTATAAATTTACATATAATAAATCTTTAAATTTATATAAACAACTTATAAATGATAATGAATATGAATTAAAAAAATATCATATATATGCAGATAAGAATGATTTTTATGTAAAACAATTAACACCTAAGAATCTTTATTTAAAATTACGAGAACTTATAATAGAACTAGAAAATAAGATGAAAAACTTTGAAATTATATAATTAATATTTTATTTATTATATAATTAATAAATAAATATTAATTATGAGTACTCCATTATTACCATTAGTGTTTTTAATAGATTTAGATGGAACTATGATTGGAAATATTCAACCACAATTAGAAGAATATTATTTAATAAAAGATATTAACAAAGAAATTAAGAAAATTAATAATAGAGAAACATATAAAACAAACATAAAACAAATTAGATATAATATGTCACTATTAAATGAAGAATTAAAAAAATATATTATAAGACCAAAATTAGATAAATTTTTTAAAAATATAAAAAAATATGAAAATATAGAATTATTTGTATATACAGCATCTAGTAATGATTGGGCAAAATTTATAATTTCTCAAATTGAAAAAATAACTAATTTTAAATTTAATAGACCATTATTTACAAGAAATCATATTAACTATAATCAGGATAAAATTAATATAAAATCAATTAATAAAATAAAACCTCAAATTTACAGAACTTTAAAAAAAAAATATAAACTGAATAGTATTAATGATTTAAAATATATAACATTAATAGATAATACAAATAATGTTTTAGTTGAAAAGAAAAATTTAATTAATTGTTCTACTTATAATTATACTCATCAAATTGATTATTTAAGAATGATCCCTAAAAATATACTGAAAAAATATTATATTCTAATAGAAAGATATTTAAATTTAAGTCATTCTACAAATTTATATGAATTTTATGGAAAATACTATGAATTATTAAATAAACTTTTTTTTAAATGTTCTATTAATAATAAATATTTTCTTAATGATCTTTATTGGATTAAATTTTCTAATTTATTAAAACTTAATATTAAAAATATATCATTTACAGAATTACTTAAAATACTTAAACAAATTAAATAATTATATAAATAAAATGATTTTATCATTTGATATTGGTATTAAAAATTTATCATATTGTGTTCTATATAAAGATACTAATATTAATGATATAAATAAAAAAAATATTAAAATATATGATTGGGGTATAATACAATTAATAGAAGATGGTACAAAATGTAAGGGAGTTCCAATAGAAAAAATAACAAAAGTATTATATGATAAATTAGATGATAAATTTAACAACTATGAAATTACAAAGGTACTTCTAGAGAACCAACCAGTATTAAAAAATCCTTTAATGAAATCAATACAAATGATTATATATAGTTTTTTTAGTTATGAAAAAGTTATAATGGGGAGAGATATTGAAACTATTAAATTAATTAATGCTTCAAATAAACTTAAATTAGGTAAAAATTTAACTGAAATTAATAATTCAGAAGATATTCTTAAAATAAAAACAAAATATTCTAAAAATAAAAAATTAGCAATTATTTATACAAATCATTTTTTAAAAGAAAGATTAATTGTTGAAGATTATCAAAGATTTAATGAAATTTTTAATAATCATAAAAAAAAAGATGATCTATCAGATGCTTTTTTACAAGGATTATATTTTATTGAAAATTAATTAAATTTAAATTATAATATTTAAAATATACTATAATAATAAAATGACTAAAGTAAAAAAACAAAAATACAAAGAGAATGAATTT